CCAACAAATTCATTAAAGTTTTCTGCTATCTTTAATTCATGAATTTTTTCATTTTGTATTCGATCAATAAATCGGTCAAATGAAAATGAATCGGTTTTATTTACCACGACAACCTTGACAAATTTTCCTTCCAATTCACTTGTATTATAGTTATTATAATCCATTTCTGTGTCATTGTAAACAATTTTTTTAAACAAAGTATATGGATTTTGAATTGCCTGGATTTCTCTTGTCTCGGTATCAATAATATGAAAATATTTTTTATCGCCGGCATCCGACCAGAAAAATTCCATTTGACTACCAAGATACCAAACATTGTCCTGTCTGGAACTCATATGAAAATGCCCTGTAAGAACCAACTCAAACCTTTTAAATAGATCTTTACTCATGCCATGAGTGCAAGCAATACCCGGCATTAATTCAAAACCAGTTAATTCCAAATGTGCTGCCAACCAATCACATTTACAGCTTTCCAACCATGCCAATGCTTTATCATAATTATCTGGACATATCCATGGTAATAGGCCAATCTTTAAAGAGTCATATTGCATTACGGTAGGTTCCATAACAATATTAACCTCATTCATGTAATGTCCAAGTAACTCTTTTAAACTATTTAAGTCGTTAGTATTTTTATAAAACGTATCGTGATTGCCAGGAATAATATCCATGGACATACCACGTGTTCTAATTTCTTCCAAAAATATTTTACGGTTGTGATTTAACGCCTTAAAGTTTACATATTTACGATGATCATAATAATCACCTAAATGTAAAATCTGTTTTACACCTTGTCTTTCACATTCTGGAAAGAAAACCTTTGAATAAAAATTTTCTGCATTATCCAAAAATATCTGTGATGAATTTCGTATGCCACAATGGGTATCATTTAATACTGCTATTTTCATAAAAAATCACTTAAATCAGAATCAACTGTTTTAACCTTTTTTGCCTTTTGTTTTTCCGCCTTTTTAAATTCTTTAATTTCGGTATCGGCTAATTTAACCTTATCAATTCTTTCTTTAAGGGTATCAACAAAAGATGATATAACTGCCTGTGAATTTTCTTCACCTAATTCGTTGGTTAAAAATTCCTCAATACCAGAATTTGTTAGGTATTTTAATTTGATATCTTGCTGTTTTTTCTCTTTTGCAATTCTTCGTAAAAATGCAAACCAAATAATTTGTGTAAAATAAGCAAAAGCATTAGGTTTACCAGTCCTTGTTGCTGCCTCTACATTATAATTACTTATTGCCTTTAAACAATTTTCAACGCCGTCCATTACCATTTCTTCTCGATAGGTATATCGTATAAAATTTGATTTGTGTGACAAACCTTCAGCGATTTTTAAGAAACACTGAGCTACATAATCTGGTACTTTAGGTATATCTTTATTGTTTTCTTTGGCGGTATTTGCCTTTATTACATAATCAACTACAGCTTGAGAAAAATCGGCATTATTTACATAATGTATAGATCTTTTTTTCACAAAAGCCTCCTTTTAATATAGTTATATTATATCAAACTTTTATGGTAATGTACACTTTTATATTTTGCAATAAAACTAAAAATTAGTTGTTTACAAAACCGAGATATATGATATAATAATAGAGTACCGGTGAGGATGGAGGGTATACCATTTAATGTTTGGTATTGTTTCCTGGAAATTTTAAAATTTTTCCATCACCAGAATCTTTAGTAACATTTGGGTCAAAAACATTATCGTCCTTAATCATTCTAGAATCAAGGTAATCTTCAAGTTCTTCATCTGACATAGTATCAATGGCATCTTCCAAATCCTTCACATTTATGTTAATATTTTTTCTTTTTATAATTTGCTTTTTTATATCTTTTACGGTTTCGGCATATAAACCTAATAACTTTTCATTAGGTGTAACCTCGCCAATAATATGTGCCGCATTTAAGGTATATAAAATTGCCGGATCATCACCAAATGATAACCATGGTTTAAATCCAAAAAAGCGTATACCTCTATCCCAGTCCATGGATTCAATGACACGTAACGCGCCGCGCACTAAAATAGCAGCATTTTCTGGAGTGTCATATTCCAAAACTTCACAAACAATTTCTTCATTATTTGTTAATTTAAATTGCTTAATTTTTGGTAAAGTACTCATATTTTTATCCTATGACTCTCGTTGACAAATTGTTCTTTTTCATATATTTTTAATCTTTCTTCGGAATGAATTAACGCGAAATTTTTTCTTTTATTGACATACAAATTATCTATAATATCATAAAGCGTTGTTGGCTTGTTGTTATCCGATTTTCTTAATCCTCGGCCGATTGATTGTAGGACTCTGATTTGGCTTTTACTTGGAGATGCAAAGATAATATTGTGAAGATTACGTATATTAATACCAGTACTAAAAGTACCCAGGCTTGCGACAATAATAGCATTTTTCTGTTTCTCCACTATTTTACGAATTGCCTCTCTATCGGAAGTGGCAACCTCTCCAGATACAAAAAATACTTTTCTTTTTTCATCTACCTTATTATTTATTAATTCAAAAAGTGGTTTACCATGTTTTTCAACATAGTTAAATAGAATTAGCGAATTTCCTTTTAGGTCTGTGGCCAAATTTGCAATAAAGTTGTTTCGTTTTTGGTGTCCGACAATAAAATCGATTTCCTCCATGTAATCCGGTCTTCCAAAGTCCAATCGTTCCTTTTCGCCATAATCCAGAATAAGTCGCTTGATATGTAATTTTGCCAATACGTCCTTATCCTGTAAGGATTTTGTTGTGGTAACGCGGTATATTTTACCGAATAAGCCTTGGAGTACGAGTTCATGGGTTTGTGTTCCATCAAGTGTTCCTGTTGTTCCATATCTATATGCGGCCTCCGTTGCCTTATTCATAATATTCATTAATGATTTAGATTTAAATCCGTGACACTCGTCACCAATAATCATACCAAATTGGTCATACCAAACCTTTGGCATTTTATAAATGGATTGCCACGTTGAAATACAAATGGCGGCATCAAAGTCCTTATCCTTACCGGAATAGATTCTATGCATACCAGATTCATTTTGTCCGTATGATTTAAAATCACCATGCATTTGTTCAACCAATCCTGTGGTAGGAACAATAACCAGTACTCTGCCAGCCTTAGGATATTGATATCCATTGGTTAATCTTTGTAACCAATATTTAACCAATACATAAATGATTAACGATTTACCTGAACCGGTCGGCGAAATTAAGATACCTCTTTTACGCTTTAAAGCCTCCATAATACCAATAAATTGATATTCTCTAATTTTAAATGGTAAATTTAAACTTTCAACAAAATCAATAAGGTCCTTACCGTTTATATCATTTCTTTCATATGGCAATCCATATTTTGTTTTTATCTGCTCAATTTCATATTTGTGATCATTACAAAATGCAACAAGATGTTGTATTAATCCTGCTGGTAATGAACCTGTGTTGGCATCAAATAATCTAATTTTACCATCCCACACCCTACGTTTAAATGCTGGCATAAACCTAGCACCCGGCACCTCAAAGGTAAAAAATTCTCTAACCTCTGCCGCTACGCCATGATCACATTCAAGATGTAGATTAGCGTGATTTAATTTCCTGACTCGAATTGTTTCCATTTAATAATATTGCTTATTGTTTGATGTCGCCAATTTAAATTACTTACTATTTCTGTTAATGTATCTATTATTGTTTTCCAATATTGGACCAGTTCCTCTGATTTTTGTATTTCAGGATCTGAGTCATAATAATGTTCCATCTCGCCTTTTAAAACCTTTAATCCATCAAATGGGTCTGGATCCCATCCTTTTTCAAGAATTTCTTCATGGCTCATTTTACCATTATACCATAACCATTTTTCTTTTAATAGTGTTTTTTGTTTAAATTCATATTTTCTGTGCTGTATTTTTGCCTGCGATAATAGGCTTAAATATTTGGAATGTAATACTGGGGTTTTACGAGAGGTTTCATCCAAGTGAACATTATCTATTTTACAATCCTCTGCCCATTCTTCAAGTATACGATCAAGTTCTTTCATAATATATCCTTTTTCAATACTATTATATATCAACCTAAATTAGAGGTTATCCCAGAAA